TCATATCCATTTTTGAAGTGTATGCCATTAAACTACTCCTGCTTCTGTGAATGACTTTGCAGTCTGTTTGGTTATTCTGTTAGTTGCTGGCATAACGTCAGCATTATAGGCTTTGCCTAATTTGTCACTTGCTTCGTGAGCATCTTGGATCTGCTTTGCAGATGTTCCTGCTGGCTGGATACCTTGCGCTCTAGCGTTGCGATAATCTTGCAACTCTTTATTCCACTTTTTATCGGACATTGATTCTGCTCGTCCGGCATCTCCTGTGGAAAGTTCTAATGTTTTAACCTTGCAACCAAAACAAGACTCAACATAATCAGTATGCTTGCTATGATCTGATTGTTCATCAACATAAACTGGTATTTCAGTAAACGTTTCATCGCATTTGGTACAACCATATTTAGAAGGTATAAAGTTTTTATCTTTGTCAAATGCCCAGTCAATTATTTTTGCTAGATGTTGGTGATCCATTTTTCTCTTTCTTAAAAAAACTTAGATTATTTTTAAAGAAGTTCAAATTGCGGACAATTCGTTCTTGTTCTGGGCCATTGGCTTTAACAGCAGCTTCGGCAAAAACTATTGCTTCTTCAATATGTTTAAGATTGTAAGCAGCAATTGAGGCAAGGTCATATGCTTTCCAATCCCAAACTGCTGACTCGTAACAGTAATGTTTGGAGCGAGGACATTCCAAAGCATTTAGAGTGGCATCTAAACATCGTTGCCATTCTTGTTTTCGGTAAGCATCTAGTGCTACACCAAACTGTGGTTCACCTTCATGGGAAAGCAGATCACGTCCTTTGTCATACCATGTTCTTGCTTCTTCTTGTTTACCTAATTGATTAGCAGCTTCACCTGCCCATCGGCAGACAGCTGCACTTTCAATATCCCAACCGCCATATTCAAGTTTCTTTGTGGCAGTTCTTATTACATCTTCCCACCGGTCATAGAAGAAATATTCACGACACATGTAAGTCCACATGCGTGGATCTTCAGGGTATTCTTTGACTGCCATTTCAAGAAGTTCTATGTATTGACCTCTGGATTTATTACTATCTGGCAGATGCTCAATGACTGCACTTCTTACATCACAGTCAGTTGATGGGCGTTTGTCATACCAAACGTTAACTTCGTGGCAGGGATACTTCCATGTCCAACCCCATCGGGAATGAAGCCTATCTCGTTCCCATTTGTTGCTATCCGTTTTCATGGTTATCCAACCATGATCTGTGCCAACCTTCCAATGCTTTCGCACTTTCTTAAAAAAACCAGGTTGTGGCACTTCATCCATATCCAAGATAAGGCATACATCTGCATCTTCTGGAACTAAGGCTAAGGCTGCATTACGAGCCATATCAAACCTAAATGGTTTGATGTTGATTTGATGAACCGTTACTCCCAGTTCTTCAAGAGCTTTTTGTGTGCCATCTGTGCTGCCAGTATCGGCAACAATACGATAGTCAGCACCTTCAGTAGCTTTTGCCCAACGTTCAACATGAAGAATTTCATTCTTTGAAATTGCATAAACAGCTATCTTCATGGTATAAGCGTATCACATTGCACCAAGCCAAAGTATATCTGGCAATGCTGTTGCATTTGAACCAGCAGTACCAGTTGCTCCTGTTGCTCCTGTACTGCCATTAGTTCCAGCAGTTCCTGTAGCACCAGTAGCACCCGTAGCGCCAGCAGATCCATTGGTTCCAGCCGAACCAGTAGGACCTGTAGGTCCTTGCTGTAGAACAAAGTTAAACGTTGCTGCGCTAGAAGAACCGACATTGGTTACGCTAGGTGAACCTGTTGGTCCAGTAGAAGTAGTAGTACCAACAGCAATAGTTGCAGCCGTACCAGCAGTTCCTTGTGGTCCTGTTGCACCAGTTGCACCAGCAGTTCCAGCAGAACCTGTTGGACCTATAGGACCAGTAGGTCCAGCAGGACCTGTTGGTCCTGTAGGACCAGTTAAACCTATTAAACCTGTTGATCCAGTAATTCCTGTTGCACCAGTTGCACCTGTAGCACCTGTAGCACCAGTTAATCCAGTAGAACCAGTAGGTCCTGTGACACCAGTAGATCCTGTTGCTCCTGTAACACCAGTTGAACCAGTACTACCTGTTGCACCCGTAGAACCTGTAGAACCAGTAGGTCCTGTTGGCCCTGTAATACCCGTATTTCCTGTACTTCCCGTACTTCCCGTACTTCCTGTTGCTCCTGTAGAACCAGTTGAACCTGTGGGTCCTGTGGGTCCTGTAATTCCGGTAGAACCAGTTGCACCAGTAGCACCAGTTGTTCCGGTAGAACCAGTTGCACCAGTTATACCAATAGATCCTGTGGCACCTGTAGCTCCTGTTGGACCTACATTTCCTTGCGATCCAGATGGACCTTGTGGACCAAGTGGTCCAAGCTCAATGGTTAAAGTCTGTGTTGTAAGTACGTCAAAGACGTTTGTAGTAATTGGTATTTCAATTACTGAAATGCTATCTGGTGTGACTGTCATTAGTGGGTCACACTCGCTGCCACTACAAAAGCTCCTTGCAGGATTTTGTATGTAACTCCGGCATTATTATCTGTAAGGTTTAAATCATACTGATACACACCAGCTGCTAATGCTGCTGTTTGTGCAGCAGTAAGATTTAAGTTAACTCTGCCATAAGCCGAGTCAATAGTTATATTGCCATTGCTAGTTGAAAGTTCAACTATTATTGCAGTATCTGTAGAAGCTCTAACTTGCATATCTGCTGAGTAGTTTGACATGATGACAGGTACGCCACCAATTTTCCATACTGGGCTTAACTGAAATGTTGTGCCTTGGTAAACGGTTATGTTATATCTACCTGGATTCATCAAGGCTCCTTAAATTGTAGTGATGTTTGCGCCGTATCCGGCAGCTACTAAAATGTTATATTCAGGAATTGTTATGATGTATTCGTGTCCGCCAAGATAACAATAATCTGCTGATTGGGTTTCATCTACTCCTGGTGTACGTTCGCTTTTAACGATAGATCCATATACAAGAATTGTATTTGCACGAGCAATTCTAAAACGCCAAAACAATCTTCCAAATCCAGCAGGGCCTTCTTCTACCGTTGGTGGTTTAAATAGATAAGCCATATCTGCCTTTCGTAGCGTTGCTGCCCACCCCCGTAGGGGTGGGAAACAACTAGCTTAAACTAAGCTGTGTGGATTGAAGATGTTGATTCAATACGGACTAGGGAAGGTTCACGATAACGTGCCCATCCAAGTACGCCGTACCATCCAATTGGACGGAAACGCATCAACTTATCAACAATTGGTCCGAAGATAACATGTGGTTCTTCGGCAACTGCTTCAGCAAGTGCTTGCTTTCCAGCAACAATTGTACGGAAGACGCGAACGCCACCAGTACCATTGACGTATGAAGATGTACCAAAGGTTCCTGAAGCAGAAGTTCCTGCACCAGTACCATCGGCAAAGTTAGCCATACGTGGAGACTCTACGAACATTGCGCCTTCGTAGGTTCCAATTGTGCCAGGCCAGAACTCTGATGCACCAGTTTCTGAGTACTTGTGGTCATCACGCCATCCGCCTGAACCTGTTTCAGCACGAAGATCGTGTGAAACTTCTGGGTGAATACCTACATAGTAGAACTCGCCCTGACGTGGTACAGCCTTGTTAGCACGTAGCTTTGCAACAGCAAAACGAATGTCACGAGACTTGATAACGTCAGAAGAAAGAATTGACTTCTGAGTTGTACCGTTGGTGTATGTACCAGCATAGGTAGATACAAGAGAACCGCTTACTTCTGCAATTGCATTTGTTCCACCAACAAGGGTAGAAAGTGCAATTGTATCAAGTGAGTCAGCCATGTTGAAGGCGATGATGTCAGCAATTGCTGGATCAACGTCTGAGAGTGAGAACAACTCAAGCTTACGTGTTGCAAGTGATGCATTTCCGTATTCCTGAAGTGTTACAGAAGTAGTTGTTGTGTTACCGAGAGCAACTGCATCTGGGTCAACTGATTCTGATAGTGTTGATGTTACAGCCGATAGATCAGTATAGAACTGGAATACGACTGAGGAACCAGGCATAGCCTGTTGTACTGGCTTCTTGTCTGCAATATCGCGGACCATTGGAACAGCACGAAGTGCGAACTCAACATATCTGTCATAAGCTGTTTGTACTAAATAATTACCGAGCGAGCCAGAGGTTGAATCTGTATATGCATTAGCCATTGTGTCACCTTCTTTCTAAGGTATGTGCGTTGATGGGTTTAGCCCCTAAAACGCTGACTTGGTAGCCCTGCTAACGCGTTAAGTTCTTCAACTGTTTTTGCCCCTGCAATCTTTGCAGCCAAATCTTGGTCACGAGTAGGGGTGTTTGCGTTTTGTGATGCAGCGTTAATACGCTGGTATGCAGCTACGTTTGTCTGAGTTTCTTCGGGGGTTGGAGCAGGTTCTTTGCCTTCTAGCGCAAAGCCAAATACATCGGCATTTTCCGCTAACCAAGCATCTACTGCTTCCGGCGTTGAAATATCGCTAGGTATAAACTTAGCGATCTTTTCTGGAACGCCTTTATTAGCCAATACTTCCTTGACTGAACGACTCCGAAGGTCTGCTTGGATGCTTGCAAGCTGATCCGAGAGTTCCTTCTTTTCTTTCTCTGCTCGCTTTAAAGCTTTGCGGAGATTAGCTGGACCATTATCTATCTCAGCTTCTTCATTAACGAAGTCATCTTCGTCATCATATTGGTTTGCCATGTGGCACTCCCTTTCGTTGATTGAGACGCAAGCCATAGCACTCCCCAGGGGAAGGGGTACTAGCTCTCACTACCAGTCTTTGATACACGTCATTGGTGCTGGTCAGCCATGACGGATTCTGTTTACTGTAAACCGCTGGTATCGCTTATGTCTAAGCTACCTTTTGCAGCTCCTGATGAACCACCAAATTGATTTGTTTCTTGCTCTCTAAGACGGGCAAGTTGTTCTTGCGCTTGAGCGCCACCGGCAGTTCCAAAGACAGATGCTTGTAACGCACCTGCCAAACCAAGCTCAGGGGTATTTGCACCAAACCTAGAGGCAATTGCTTGCATGCCTGGTAGTTGCTCACCTATCTGCATAAAGCCTTGTTGTGCTTGGCCTTGGGTAATTCCCTGTGCTGCAAGGGCTTGTGCGTTTTGTGCGCTAATTCCTACGTTTTGTTTCTCTGCTTCTGCACCAATCTGTGCAGCATTAACCTTCTGGGAAATGATGTTAGATGTAACAGTTGGATCAAGCAGGTGCATAGTAAGATCGCCTGTGGTCAAATTGAACTGTTGTTGCAGTTGTTGCTTAACATAAGGATCTTCAGAATTAAGCGCTGTACGAGCTGCTTCTACACGTTGTTGTACTT